GTTATTACTTTTCCTGCAAAATATGGAGCATTACTACCTTGCGATCCCGTACCACCACCAGCACTTAGAACTGACGCCCCATTAAAGGTTGACGCCCCTCCGTTTCCACCCGGCGCTCCAGTGGTATATACTCCATACGCTCCATAATCACCCACAACAACAGAATACGAGCTTCCAGAAGAGACAGGTATGCCATTGCCGTAGGCCAAAGCGCCGCCGCCGCCGCCACCCGAACCGCCGTAGCCGCCGCCGCCGCCGCCGCCGCCGCCGACACAAACCACAGAAACTGTAGCAGGGTTTAGACCTGCAGGCGCAATAAAGGTGTAAGTTCCCGGCGTTGTGTAAACTTGCTCTTCGACTACAGTGGGCGCAACGCTATTAGAGGACTCACTATAAACACTTGCTCCAAAGGCGTTCACAGCAATAACTTTAAAGGTATAGTCAGCGTTGTTTGTTAGATTAGTAACAACACCGGGAGACCCACTAACCGAAACTCCTACTCTTGACCCATCAGACGTTTTTGTCGCTGTGACAATGTATTCAAGTATCTCTGACCCGCCGACATCACTGGGCGCGGTAAAAGCCACACTAACTTCCCCGCCGTTTGTAGTATCAGTTGCTGTACCTATAGTCGGTGCATCTGGTGCATTAAGACCATCTTGAGCTATAAAGCCGCCGTTACCTCCAGCCATCGGAAACTCCTAATTAGCTAATTTCTTCGTAGCTCACAATCACTTCAAGGTCACTCGCCGTACCAGCCGTTGCCGTGATGGAAGTGTTTTCTTCAAGGTACAAAGATGTAGCCTTATCAAGAACAACCAAGGAGGCATCCGCAGGGACCGAAATAGTCGAAGCCAGGGAGTAAGCCGTACCACCGCCAGAGGCCGCACTGTGTACGTCAACCGTAACGTCACAAGCATTTGTGCCATCGACGTTTGCAACTTGAATCATGTTGACCTTAAACACCTTGCTCGATGATGCAGCATTGCTAACCAGTGTGGTAGCAGAGGTTGAAGTAAGCGCGACAGTAGCGGATTTGCCTGTGATCGTACTTACATTTACAATATTCGGTGCAGCCATTTGTTTTCTCCTTTAGCCAAACACGATTGCCATAGCTATGGCTTTACCTGTTGATATACCAGCACTACCAAAACTAATAGTGCCACTTCCGTTAGTAACTAATGCTTGGCCGCTTGTGCCATCCGATGTCGGCAGTGTAAGCGCAGTTACAAAAGCCTGCAAGTTAGCGTCATATGCCAAGACATCTGAGCCAACCGCCACGCCTAGATTTGTGCGAGAAGTACCTGCGTTCGCAACATCAGATAAGTTATTTGCAGCGAGCAATGATCCCGTGGCCGGAATCGTGGCTGTAAGATCAACAACCGCGGCTCCTGATCCAGCGCCGTCACAGTAAATAAACGCCGTGTTTCCGTTAGCTACCGTTACGTTAGCCCCGCTACCCTGTGAAAACACAGCAGACTGACCAGAGTTGTTCTTTACAACATAAAACTTTTGACTGTCGTTGGGAGCTACCGTAATTGTGTTAGTTCCACTTGGGCTACCCGAAAGAACCAAGACACGATACTGACCGTCAGACAAAGCACCGTCTGAGGTTGTCAAAGTATGTGTTGTCCCTGACAAAGTAATCGAACCGACACCGTTCGTCAGTCGATCCAAGATGTCGAAATTAAGGTTGGTAGTATTACCCCAAGTACCAGACTCGTCGCCTGTTGCAATCTTTGTAATGCCGCCGTTTGTAGTATAGGTAGCCATATCTCTTTACCTTTACGCTGCTATTTCAGTCCAAGTTGTGCCCGGTTCTGGCCCCTCTTCAGTCCAAGTATCTCCTCCAGAAGGAGACACAGGCGTCCAAGACGTACCCGGAGTTGGAACAATGTTACCATAAACTAGCACAGAACCAACCGTTGCGCTAGCACTAAGCCCCGTGACGTTTAAAGTCGAGTTGCCTTTAGGCTCAACCGTCCCAACTCCAGAGGTCATTATCATGTCAATGTTATTTACAGGGACTCTTTGGAAAGTGCGTAGTTCAACCGGATTTACAAGCCCTGATGCCGCAATCCCCGTGACTTCGACATTAGGAGCATCACCTATTATGGTCGGAGCGGTTACTCCACCCGTCGCTTCAACACCCACAGCGTTTACATCAACGCCTGTGCCTTCGATGATCGTGACACTGCCGACACTTCCTGAAACCTCAAGTCCCGTCGCCGGAGCGTAGGCGTTAATAACAACCGTAACTCCGTTAAGCGCCGTTGTTCCAAGTAAAGACGCCGTAAGTGTGACCGTAACCCCCGCGCCTTCGACAACCGTTACAGAATTAACAAACCCCGTGGCTTCTAGCCCCGTAGTCGGAATATTCTGCTCAGTACGAAGTGTGACTGTACCAACATTTCCCGTGCCAGAAAGCCCAACAACACTTACGCTGTTGTTGCCTTTTGCAATAACAGAACCAACAGCACTGACGGAGCCGAGGCCAGTAACCGAAACCGAGACATTTTCGCGAATAACCGCAACACCAACTTGGCCCTGCATAGCGTCAATCGTAGATTGCTCGCCGCCCCAAGATGTAACGCCAAACCCTAACTCACCCCACCCGCCAAGAGTATGGCCCACGCGGACAGGAACTGCTTCATTCCAAGCAGCCTCTCCCCATTCGCCACGACTCCAACCAGTGATGTTCGCCATAGGGTTGCCCCTTACGCGATACGGATTAGAGCGTTAGTTGCGTCAGCCGTTGGGAACACAATCTGAAAGTCCCCAGCAGTAGAAGACTTGTCCGAACCAAAGTCCAGAACAACAACCGAATCCGTTGTACCTGAGCCTGCACCCGTTGTGGTATTGTAAATCAACGCACCACGCGCAGTGATTGTAGCTGATGTAAACGTCAGGTCCGCAAAGTCTGTAAACGCGGTGGTTCCAGAAGTTGTCGGAGTTACATTGCTCAATGTGCCACCACCCGCAGCATACGAACCCGAGTCTCCGACTTCGTTAGTCGCAGTGTAGTCCGTCGTCGCTGCCGTAAAAGAAGCGTTGTTATCATACAAAGCTAGCTTGAACGTGTCGCCTGATGAGTTTGTAAAGTTGTGACTACCAGTAAGCAATTGCTGCTTAAAGGAAGTACACATAAAGTTTCCTGTAAAGGCCATGGTTATAGTCTCCTTATGAGTTCAGCCAGTTCGGGGTGTCCCGCATCCTTGAGGGCATTATATACCGTTGTGCGGTCGCTGCGAATAGCCTGCCGCATATAATATGCAACAAGCGTTTCGACGTGCTTCGAGAAAGCACGAGCTTGGTCTCGTATCCCAGGATGGGCAGTATCGGAAACCGAAATAATTTTATCAACACACTGCTCTGCTAACTCGTCAGGAGTAAAGCCCCGGTTGTCCGTGGTCTTCACCCCAATAACAGGCGCGTCCTTGTTAATATCTACTTTGAACTCAAACATTACTGTTTCGCCCTTATAGTTTTGCCAGTGCGGTATTCGTCAGTGGTCTCTTTAGCTTCGCCCAGCATTTTAATTCCTACCAGGGCTTCTTGGAACCGTCCGGCGTACATACCCATAACGTCCTGCTCACCCTTCATGTAGATGTAAGCCTCGATCAAAGATCCATACAGCATTGCCATTTCAGCATTTTCACTCAACCAAGTGGTTCCGCTTTCGGCTCCTGCAGTCAAACTTTCCGGACGATAAAAGTAGTGAAGCTCGGCTGTGTACGCCGCGTCAGGCGTCGGACCAAGCAAAAAGTTGTCTAGATCAAAAACACAATAGTAGCGTGGTTGACCTGTAGTCGTCGAGTCAGGTGTGTATGTTTGAACAAAACTAGGGTCTTTAAACTCTATAAAGAATCTATCAGCGTCGGCACCGCGTAAACTTAACGAAAACGGGGCGAGATAGTCCGAAGGAACAGCCAAGTAAGGATCGCCTGTTGTAGTAGACGCCGTAGCATTCTTGCGAAACAAGCTCAACTGGACGTTCTTGAGAATACGCTCCTCCGCCTGCCGGATAAACAAAGGCAGGTTTGTGACGAAAGAGGTCTCGTCGTTCTCTGTATAATCTTGAATAGCTTGCTTTAGCTGCGCGTATGTAAAACTCATGTTGTCACCACCGTTACTGTTCCAACTGAGCCTTGAGCGACCAAGTTGTCAGGAGGACTAAGGCCTGGAATATACGCAAAGCCCACAGGGTTCCAGCCCCACTGCACTGCACGTTGCTCGCTAAGACCTGTCTCAGGTCTAGGGTCCCGTAATGCCTGTGGATCTGGAT